CAAAAAAAGACTTAAATTACCATCCTATGGGGATCCGGGTAAATCCGGGTAAATTCCGGGGGAAAATATGGCTAAAATTGTATTGTCAAAAATTATTGAATAATAATTTTTATCAATTAAATTTATTTTACATTTTTTCTTAATTTAGCAACTTTTGCTTTTTGAGCTTTAGAAACTGGAGTATTAGCAGGGACAACGAATTCTCCCTTGTGTAAAAGTGATAATCCTGTCTTTTTAACTCTGCCACCTTTTTTGTAGGAAGGAGTAATTTCTGCTCTCGGCATATAATACGCTTCAGCTCTCGGTAAATCTCTACCATTAATATGGTCATCTTCTCTTTCCTCCCATCCAACTTCTCTAAGATATTGCGGTAAACCTCCAATTATTTGAGCAGACGGAACAATCGGTTCAGGTACAATCTGATTTAGCCTTTGATTATTTTCCCATTGTCTTTGAGTCATTCTTAAAACTTCTGCAGGCGTAACTCTCCTTTGTGGTGTACTTAATAGATTTGCCAACATGTTTGGATCTATTTCATTTGGATTTAAAGGTGGATCATTTTGTACTCTATTTCTTCTTCTGCGTCTTCTACCAAAAAACCATTCCATTTATATAACATTAAATATAAAATAATTATTTTATTTTGTATTTAATTTATCTTTTAGATTTTCTTCCTTTTTTTCCTGCTTTTTTTAGTTTAGCAACTTTTGCTTTTTGTGCTTTAGTAACTGGAGTATTAGCAGGGACGACAAATTCTCCTTTGTGTACCATTGCTAAACCAGTCTTTTTAACTCTACCACCTTTTTTAAACCATGGAATCATAGACCCCCCTGCCTTTCCTAAAATTCGCCCAATATCGCCACCAGTAGAACCTCCAAATTTTGAGCCTAATGCACCGCCTAATGCTCCGCCTAATTCTGAACCAAGTAAACCCATTTTATATATATTAATAATTAGATATTATTTTTTTATTTTTATTTTTTTAATCTTAGGTTTAATTTTTGGAATATTATTTTTTTCCTTTAATAAATTTTCAGCTTGAGGTATAGTATTTAAAGATCCATAAACAAATTGATTAAATACATCATCATAACCAATAGGATAAGTATCTCTACTTAATTTCTTTAAAAATCTATTTTTTCTAATTTCAATTAAATAATCTTCTTCACTTTTTTCTACATCTTCAATAATAACATCTTGATCATCTTTATAATTTAATTCAGGTAAGGGTTCTTCAGATTTTTCAGGTTCATTACCAAAAACTTCAACATATTGTTCTTTTGATTCTTCTGGTTCTAAATTTTTTAATCGTGAAAATATATTAGATAAAGCATTTACTCCGCTATTATGTAAATTTTCAAATTTGTTATTTAAATCAGATATTCGCTCATCAGATGATATATTAGATAATAATTGTAATTGTAATTGATCATTCTCCTTTTTATATTCGGTTATCATATCACCTAAACTTTTGGTCGTTGAATCTTGAAATTTACTTAAAGCCGTCTCTTGTTGTCGTTGTGTTTCAGCTAATTGTTTGGATAATTTAATATTTTCTTCTTGTTGATTTCTGGTAGCTTCATCTAATTTCTTTTGTAAATTGGCCGAATTATCATAATAAGTAACCGCGGAAGGAAGATAAGGCATATAAGAAGTTGGACCATAATTTATTTTTTTGGTGGCTGGCTTTTTTGTGGCTCTTCTCTTTGGAATTTTCTTTTTGGAATCTCCAATTTTTATATTAATATTAATATTTGGTTTTTTTGCTAAAACTTTTTTTCTAGGCATATATATATAATGGTAGATAATATAACTAAAGATATTTTTAAGGCATCATATGACAATCCCTTAGATGCAGAAAAACGTTTAGCTCAACATGGTTATAAATTTCAATCCGATATCTCATCACCTGAATCCAAAGTATTTTTAGATCCAGAAGATAAACCAATTATTTTACATAGGGGAACTCATCGTGTAGAAGACTGGGGGACAGACCTCAAATCAATTTTACTAGGTAAAGAAGGCAGACGAACCCGAGAAGCGAACGCATTAACTAAACAAGTCCAAGAAAAATACGGAAAACCAGTTACCGCATATGGGACATCACTAGGTGGATTTCTGGCCGAAAAATCGGGCGCCGAAAATGTGGTAACCTATAATAAAGGAGTATCACCAAAAGATATATTCAAGAAAATTAAGCCAACACAAACCGACATTAGAACCAATAAAGATATAATAAGTTTACCATCAGTCTTCCAACGAGGAGGAAAGAAGAAAACCGTTAAATTACCATTTTATACTGATGTAATTAGCGCGCACTCTACAACAGTCCTATAATAATAGTGGCAATAAATGGAGGTAAACCATATTTTAATATTAGGATATTAACTATATGTTCAATTGGTGAATATTGTGCCAACTGATAAATTAAAAGCGCATAATCAAAATTATTACTCCTTAAAAATTGGATAATTGAAAAGTCGCGTCCGACCTTAATTATATTTAGAGTAATTTTTTTTTAAAAAACTCATAAATCCCAGTCATAAATAATTTATAATATGATTGTTTCTTTATTTTCTTATTAGAATGTAAAAATTCAATGTTATTCTCGATGGATTTTAATTCGTCAGGACTAAATACAAATAAATTGTTCATAATTTCCAAACACAATTGCTTTTTGTCCAGTTTATCTTTTTTATTAATGAGATATTCCAATAAATTACAGATCAATAGTAGGAGTTCAACATCTGATTTATATTGTGTATAGTTAGGAAGTTTTTTGATACGTTCAATGATTTTATCTTTTACTTCCGAGGCTTTGGCATCTTTAAATAGGTTATTCTTTAAATTAACAACGTCTAGACTCATTATAATAAAATATAAATTTAATTTTTAATTTTGTTTGATATAAATATGATTTGGTCGCATCTCCGGGCCCTAGATAACGCGGTATAAATCAAATTATAATCAAAAGTAGAATCCATATAAATAATAATTTTATTAGTGTGTGTTAGTTGTGAACCTTGAAATGAATGAATAGTATGAAATAAACTTTCGTAGTAATTACGATGTGATGGTTTTGTGAAGAGAATATCCCCTCTATATTGGCCTTTTTCTGGTACTGAATTTTTGATCACATACTGGGGAGATGTACCTTTGGAAATGAAATATTTACTTAATGGACAATCAAATATTTTTCTATTAACTAATTTAGTTGAATATACATCTTCATCATCTGCTTTTGTAACTAGTTTTTCAATTTTTTTAATATTAGAATTTAGGGCACTAATACCGATGTCATCATCCGCAAAATTAATATCTTGCGAATCCATATAAGTAAAATTATTCTTAGTCCAACTGATAAGTTCACCGATTGATTTTTTAGCTTTCATCATAGTTCTGAGTTCTGACAATTTGGTATTTAATTTAGTGTCAAATCTAAATGATTTAGTATAAGAGATATATTGTAATTTCTTGATGGATGAAGGATTAACAACTGAATTAATAGCACATTGATAAAATTTGCCATCATAGTCAACATCACCTAAAACAAATATAAAAGCATTAGGGAATTCTTTAATGACTTTATTAATGGTTGATTTTTCCATAAGAGTTGCTTCATCAATAATAACTAATCTAACGGAGGTTTTTGACATTTGTTCGACTTTGGTTCCATTATATTCACCCAATAATTTTGGTAATGATGTGCCGATGATGTGAGGAAATGCTTCTTTTTGTGTGGCAATTAGTCTCCATGCGCAAGTACTATAAACAGTTGTACCTCCATGATAGAAATTTTTAGAATTAAGAAGCGAGTAAGTTTTACCAGAACCCCCAGCTCCGCCGATATATACAATTCTACGTTTAATAATTAGGCTTAATTTTTGGAAATTAGTAAATAATGGTTCAACATTGGAGAACATTGATCGTTCGCGAACATAACCTATTTTATAAGGTCTAAATATTCCATCTAGATTATTATCTCCCATATCTACCCCATCGTCTAAATCATATTTTGGCTTAGGTTTGAAAATGTTTTCAATATTTGCTTCTTTCATACTGAAGGCTTCATTAATAATTGGAACAGCATCAGCTTTTAAAATAATGGAATCCAATTTAACCCCGATAACATCATCAATATCGTAGGCCAATAATAAATTAAGTATTTGAGTCACCACATAAGAATGAATATAAATAGCTATATGCTTGTATGATGTAAAATTATTAAGTTGATTAACAATCTTATATAATCCATCGTCAACTCTATATAATGCGCGATTTTGTGCTTGTGTTTTATAAAAATCATTATCCGCATGTAATGGTTTTATTTCCATTAAAGTTGTATTTGAATCTCTCATAAGCAAACCCCAAGCTTTGCAATAATAAGCTAAACCGTCTTCTTTTTGTAGAAATTTGTCATTAAATCCAATATCAACAGATGGAGCATAAGAACAAACCAAAAATTTGAATTGGCAATATTTACTCAATAAACAAACGTTAGCTGATGATAGCACATGAACGGAATCCTTCACAAATCCATAATATGATAATTTTTCAGTTGTTTTTAATATACGCACTTCATAAAACCCGATTAATCCGTTAGATGTAATTTCATTAAAATCATTGATGGTAAAAGTTTCTGATGGTTTATAAGTGATAAAACTACCCGATGGAACCCCATGGTAAAATCCATTTAATTCTTTGTTTGAATATGAATAATAAGCTTTTTTGAGGTCAACTTCTTTATATAATGAATTATTTGGAATAACGTCTGTTTTAAAAATTGTGTGCATGTTAAAATCATAACCTTCCGTTATAATTTTATAAATGTCTGAGTCTGATTTGATTGATAATTGAGATAAATTGTTTGTTTCTTTCCATTGGTCAAAGACTGTTTTAAAGTCTGAATCGGCTTGTTTATAAGTTCCATCAATGGTATATAATTTGCCGAATTTTTCCACATAAAAAGGATGAATTGCTTTTAACATTTTATATTCGCTTTCCTTAACTGTGGTTATTTGACTGTTGGCGCATTTATATAAATCCAAATGGTTATATTTTGTGTTGATAAGTTCGATGTGAAAACGGTTAAATTCTGATTTATTTAAAACTATATCGTCGAATCCAATTAAATCTTTAATGGTAACTGATGCTTTAAAACTAATGGCTAATTCTTCAATTTCTGCTAGGTTATAAGGTTTAGCGTAAATATCGCGTTTATCAACTAATTTATTTAAGCAAGCTTTGGCGTTTCTGTTGGTTTCTGCACGAGCTTGGAAATATTCTACAAATGCATCATAAACACATGTACCCACTTGATTGGCTCTAAATAATTGGATTAATCTAGCTTTAGGGTCGTGTTTTTGAACCTTTGCAAATGCATATGTATCAAGTACCACATAACGGTTAGGATCAACTAATTTGTCGCCTTTGGATGTATTATAAGTTTCTCTAATGAATTGTCTAACTATCCATTCGAGGTCAGAACCTAAACTAATGTATAAATTAATTTTATGTTTAATATTACCATTTATAAAATCACTTTTGAAGAATTCAATTGATAATGGTTTCCATTCGTCATTTTGTGGCATTGTTCCGTCACCATTATAAAAAGTAACTTTATGGATAAATAAACTATTTGGTTTAGCTTTCGCCATCTTCTTACATTGTGCATAATGAACCCATGAATCTACTAAATCTAAATTTTTTTCACTGATGGTTAAACTGATGGATTTCTTAAGACCTGACGATTCTTCTTTTTTTGCTTCAATTCTATCAACTGCTTTAATAGAATTCTTATTTATAGTTCCGGATTTAGTAACCTTAACTTTTTTTAAAGCTTTTTCTGCGGATAATATTGATTTATATCCATTAGCTAGGTATAATTCCTTAACGGTTTCATACATCGGATTTGACTTGTATAGTCTTAGTTCGCGGTCGAATTTTCTAGACCTTTTTTCTTGATTTGGAGGTAACATTTTATTGTATTAATATTGGATAGAAAATAATTCTCTAAATATATTTTTTTTAAATTATTTTTTAAAAAAACTATATAATAATTTGGCTAAAATTTATTGTCTTTAATGAACCACTTAGGAAATAACCTAAATTCATCTTGTTTAATACGGTATTTTTCCGCATAATATTGACGCAAAGCATCACCTTTTTTCGCATAATAATCATCGTTATATTTCTTTCTATTTTCTGGTTTATCTAATTCTAACGTATTTTTAATTCCATATATATATTCTTCTTGCATCTTAAATCCCATCTTTTTGAGTATTTCTTTATTGGATTTGACTATATTAATAATCATGTTAATTTCTTCATCGGTCATTTTCTTATTATAATAAACTAGATATTTTTTTTTAAATATATTTTTATTATTTTTTAACCATTTAAAAATACCTCACGGGAATCCTGTGGCTTCAGACCCAAAGGGTCTAAAGACTCACCATAAAAGTTTATCGGCATAATAACCAGGACTATTAGGTACATTCCGATCTGATTCATGGCGTGATTTATATAATGTTCTTCGTTGGTTAGCATAGGTTAACCCTTTCTTCTTAATCCAATTCGGGAAATCCATCATTCCGCGTGCACCTACTGATGCTATTAATTTACCATTTTTATATACGTCAATTTTCTTAGATGGTTTAGTCGATGGTTTAACTTTAACCCCTAATTTATCGGCTTGTTTTTTGGTGTAATCCGTTATTTGATAGCTCATTATAATAAACTTAGATTATTTTAAGATTATATTTTTTACAAATCCAATCGTAAATATATTTATCGTCTGAACCCCAATCATAATAATCATAACCCCGTAATATGTCGGTGGTTGCTTTAACTAGGGATCCATTTGTGTCATAAAATTCTGTTACAATTGTAGCACTTACATTAAGATCTATTTCGGTTATTTTACATCGAATGGTGTTTATGGTTTGGGTGAAGATCGTTTCAATTGGTTCAATTAATATTCCAGACATTTATATAATAGACTTAGATTTTAATAATTCAATTATATTATTCATTTTATTCTCTAATTGAGATATAGTCTGTTGTTGTTCTTGAATAATTTTAACTAAATAAACAGTTATTCTATCATAAGAAATCCCCATTATTTTCTCTTTTGCGTCTCCATTAAATTGTACTAATTCCTCAAATCCTAAATCATTTATTTCTTCAGCAATAAAACCAATATATCTGTTTGATGTATTACCGCATCCTTCTTTTGGATTATAAAAAATAGGTCGTAATTTCATAAAATTATTCATATTATACATATGATCATTTTCAGAAATACTTATTATATTTTGTTTAGTATTTCGTGATGAACTACAATAAACAATTTGATATGATGTTGGTCCACCAGTAACACCCATATTTGGAAATGTAGATGCACTTGAAGGTAAAGGACCTACATTCCAACTACAATTAGTTCCAGATGTAGTATTAAAATTTAAAGTATTATCAGTTAAATTTACATTACCACTCGCACTAAAATTATTATATACATTTACAGCACCATAAAAATTTTTTACACCGTATATAGATTGTGTATTTGCTAAATCCACATAACCATTAGGTATAGAAATTGATGTAAATGTTTTTGTTCCTGATATGGATTGATTAGTTGATAAATCCACATAACCATTAAGGACTTGAGATTGTGATATAGAATTAGACGGTAAAGTTACTGTTCCTCCAACTGAAAGAGTCCCATCAATTTGAACTGTGTCAGTGCTTCTTCCAATTCTTACGCTATTGGCGGTTGAATTCGTAACGTCTGACCCAATTGATGTCGCGTAATTTGCCGATGCTTTTGCGTTATATCCTATTGCAGTAACATTAGTAACATTTTCAACTGTAGAATCGGATAATGCTCCAACTAAGGTGGATTTATTTAAAATATTTCGTGTGCGTCCTGCCTGATGACCAACTGCGGTATTATATTCTGAAAGTCTATTTGGAGTCACAAGATTAGCGTTTCCGTATAAGTTTTCTAAACTGAAACAACCAACTGATGTATTATATCTATCTAATGTTTGAAATTGACTTCTATAACCTATTGCGATACATTCCTGTGGTATATATGACTGGTAACCAGTTCCTGGATATCCGCAGAAAATGTCTGATCCTAAAGCTACACAACGACGTCCACAACCTGTTCCATTAATTGATTCCGCTGAATTTCCGCCTTGATTATATCCAATACAAACATTTTCTCCAGTAGTATCACCAGATTTTGCTATATATGTACCGATTATAATATCTTTATTGGCATTTGGACAAGCTATTTGTTGACCAACTATAACGGATTTGGTTGATGATGTGACTGGATTCGCTGCGTTAGTTTGTATTGCGTAACCGATGTGTGTACATTGTGACATTGATGTTCCATTAGGACTAACTGTATCTCCAATCATAAGACAAAAACTATTAGATGCTCCTGAACGTGTTCCAAATACACCATTTAAAACCAGACATGAAGTATTAGGAGATGGTAAATAAAAACTTGGAGTTCCGATTAATGATAATGAATTAAAAACACTTAATCCATTTATATAGGCATTATTTAATATTGATGATGTTGAACCAAGATAAGCTTTAGTTGTTGATCCGGATTGTGTATCGGTTAAAAGAAGTGCCGAATAATAAGTAAGAGTAACTCCTGCAATCGCCCATGCAAATAAAGTTCCGGCTACTGCTGTATCTGCAGGCGTCCATCTGATGTATGATGCCCCTGAAGAAGTTACCGTAAATCTCATTGTACGTTTAACCCATTGTAATGTTGCTCTAGTAGCTGGATCTGCATAAGTGTATGATTCGGTTGAGTTTTGCATCGTAACCGTTAAACTTGCAGTTAGTGATCCACCATTAGAACCACCACCCCACATTGACCAAAAAGTTAAGATATAATTTCCTGGTGTAAGATTAGATAATGATTGTTGAAGATAAAATGCATTTCCTTTATATGTATAGTGTCCGAGTTGATAGTTGTATCCACTAGGTGGTCCAGCCCAAAAAAGTCCCGCATTACCGTTACGCATCCATAAAACTGTATTTGATCCGGCACCGTTCCATGTCCAACCGTTATTTGTATATGTTCCGTTTAAATTTGATTGTAATGTTTGAGGAGGATCCGGAGCAGTAAATCCAGTAAATGAAGTAAAATTAGGATTAGTTAATGTATATGGTACGGTAGGAGTATCAAAATTAGCATTTCCTATTACGTCAAAAACATTAGTTGTATTTGCTTTTCCGATTGAAATATTTGAAAATTGTTTTCCGATAGTTACCGATTGGATATTTGTTCCCAAGTCTAAAAATCTACCGTCTGCGTAATTTTTGGTAATTAATTGGGTTCCTAAACTTGGCGTTACTGTTGATCGTGGTAATGTATTAAAAAATTTTAATCCGGTTATTGTTTGTTGAGTATCCAAATTAACATAATTTGATAAATCAATACCAGCAACTTTATCATCTACATATTTTTTATTTGACAATTGATTATTTGTTGTTGGAACAATAGATGATTCAGGTAATGTCGTAAATGTTTTTAATCCGCTAATGGTATCTGCACCATTTTTAGTTACATAATTTGTTAAGTCAATTGAATTAAATTTTGTATCAACATATAGTTTATTTGTCAATTGATAATTAGTTGTTAAAGTAGATGAATTTTCGGGTGGAACTGTAAATGTTTTAATACCATTAATAGACTCATTTAATGATTCAGTTTTATGGACAAAATTATCATCAACAAATTTTTTGTTGGTTAATTGATTATCTGTTGAAGGAACTAAACTTGATTCTGGTAATGTGTCTGAAAATGTCATTTTTCCTTTTACCGTATGGATATCGGTAGATAAATTACCGCAATAAAAATTTCCGTTAACTGTTAGGTCTCCATCAACTGTGTGCGTATTAGAATTTATATTATCGGTATTAATATTAGATGCAGTTATATCTCCATTTTCCATGATTGCTTCACCATCTGATATTGTAATGATTCCGTTCATTGATTTACTATTATATGGAATATTAGTTAAAGTACTCATTATATAATATTATATTTAACATTAGATAATAATTTTTCTAAATCTTTTTCAGAGATATTCTCGACTGTGTTAATTAACACGGCAAAAATTAAGTACCAAACTGTATGGTCCTAATTCATTTCTTCCAACTATATTATAAGCTGTAGCTGTTCCAACTGATCCGGATTTATCAACTATATAAGTTCCTGTTCCTCCATTTCCTGTTCCATAACCTACTATTTTATATGTGGTTCCACTTAATACAATATTTGTTCCTATTATTAGCGATCCTGAACTAACTGTTGCTATAGTTAATGTTGTTTCACTTAAGGTGGCTGTTCCTGCTGATGTGATAGCTAATTGGTCATCACTAAATAATCCATCATTTACTGTGTTTCTTATGGTAATTGTAAATTCATTTTGTGTTGGTCTTGAATTTAAATAAATTGGCGGATTATCCCTTAAATTTGTGGATAAATAAGCTAATTGATTAGTTCCGAGATTTGAACCATATTTTAGTGCTCCTATGCATTGGGTCCCGTTCATACCGCTTGTTGTTCCTGGAGTAAATTGATTAGAACTTAGTGAACTCATGAATATCTGGTAGGTATAATTTCCCTGAAGAATTTGAGACGATGATGTGAAGGCCCATGTCATTTCATATTGAGTTGTTTCTGGATCTGATGCAAACACTGCGTCCCAATCTATATAATATCGTAAAGTGCCACGGTTAGGATAAGAACTTGAGTCTAAGTTTTTTTCTGAGTTTATTATAACATTTTTTGATTCCATTAAATAGGATAAGATATTTTTTAGATTATTTTTATGTTTAATCGATTAATTCAAAATTTAGCGTTAGAATATAATGACCTGGATTTTGTCCTCCACCACCTATTTGATCAATTGTTGCTGTTTCTATTTCCGTTGATAAAGTTCCTGTAGCAAATCCATAACCTAACATAACTTTATAAAATTGTATTGGTGTGGTTGGTGCATACGGTTGACCTCTATAATCAGAATTAAAATCGACTATTTTATTGAATCTTGTGTATCCTCCGGTTTGGTACCATAAAACGGAACCAATAAAAAATCTCGCTCTAGTTGGTACTTCTCTTAATCCTCCTACATCTGTTGTATTATTTCCTTTATTCATTATCCCTGCGGATGCTTGTTTTCCTGTATCATCAACCCACAAAAAATTAGAAGGTGTTCTTATGTTAATTGTTAATTGGCCATTATGTGGTCTTGAATTTAAATAAATTGGTGGATTATCATCAAGATTTCCATCTAAATAACCTATATTAAAATTAGTGTTTGAATTTGCCTGATATAAGTTTCTTCCACGTTGTTTTAATATTCCTAAATTAATGGTATTGGTTGCTCCATTGGTTATTGGTTCTAAGTTAGAATCTAATCTGAGACCTTCCAACTGTATATAAGTGGTATCGCGAGCCGTTAACATATTACCAGATCCAGAATAAGACCATGTTAACTTATATTTTCCTTGCGGTAATACCCGTTCCCACTCAACTGACGGAAATTTTACGGTGTGTGTGTTTGTGTCTATGTTGGTCATTTGTCCTTCTCCTTTTACTGAGTTAAATATAAAGTTCCAACTTCGGGGCATATACTAGACCTAGATAGAAAAAATTATATTTTTTCTATTATAGTCCTATAAGGACGTATACGTGACTAAAAAGTCACCTGTGGCTTTTGCTTTGCAAAAGACTCACGCCTTAAAAGGCTATTGTCTGAAACCTAGAAAAATAATTACGGGAGGTTTAGGAATTGGCTTTGGTTTTGGTCTTTGTAATCTCATTATACTTGTTAATAAAAAATATTTATATGTTTTTTATTAATCAATTATTAGTTCATCAAAATTTTTAAATAATCGTTGAGAGTCTGTATTTATAAATAAAAAATTATGTGGTTCATCAAATACTATTTTAGATATTTCCATCGCTTGGTCTTTATGTGATTCTACCAATTCCTCAAATACTTTAGACAATTCCATTTTGCTAACCCTGAAAATAAATAGATTGGAAAACAATTTCCTAATATCTGGTTCTAATGATAAATATGTCTGACATAAGAAATAAATTGATATATGCATGTGACGGCGGTTGAAAATTATCTCTTTAAGTAGTTTTTTTACTGATGTATCCCGCAAGTGTGCGCCCATATCATCAAAAATAATAGCATGATTATATTCTGGTTCTTCTTTTATTTTATCTAAACAATCTGATAGCGTTTCAACTGTTAATTCGTCGTATTTCTGGTCGTCTGGAATTTCATCAAATATATCATCTTTCATTGATGCTCTCGATGGTGTTGGTTGAAATAAAAATATATTATGATATACACAACGGAGTAGCTTCTTGTTTTCGAATAATGAATATAGCAATGAGGTTTTCCCCGAACCGGGTTTTCCTAAGAATAAATTCGTGATGTTGTTATTTAGAAATTTAGTTAATTCGTAATTATCTAATTTGGGATGTAGTTTCTTATCACACATCATGATACATTGTTTCATTTCTGGTTTAGCATTTTTTTTTATTTGTATTTTACTCATATATTAAGTTCTAGATATTTATTTTTATCATTTTCCGATTTAATTCTAGCCCTTCTTATTTTACCGTATTCACGATTATATTCTTTAATTTTATCATTTTGTCTTCTTTTAGCCATAATCGCTTCTTTATTATTAACCCAATAATTATGTTTTTGTTCTTTAGTAGTTGTATGAGGATTAATCATATTCAATGTTGAATTTAGGTTCTCGTACCAATATCTCTCTCTTGACGATGCCTGAAGCCTATTTTCACAAGGATACTCTTCAACCATAACCATTGTCCAATTATCCCAACCGCCATTATTGCGTATCGTTTCATATAATTTTAGTTTGTAGTTTGGTCGCGTTTCATTTAGACAATTAAATTTATGGTCTGCCTTTCGTCTATTAAAATTAGTTGTATGTCCAACATAAATATCTTTAACTAATAAATCGTTGCATACAACTTTATAAATAATCGTTTTATCATATTTAATATCAAGTTTCGGCATAAGGTAATTTATAAGTAATTATAAATATATTTCTTTAAGTCGTTTTCACTTAATCACTGCTTGATGCTCACTTGTTTATTCATTAAATCAATTTCTAGAATAGCATCATAATTTAATGCTAAATATACATTATATAATTGATTAGTTGCATTATTGGTATTAAGATTAATAGTTATTGGGCTATTTTGGGAACTAATTCCAGTTAATAGTGCTCCTTTAGTATTTAATTTTTCTAATGAAACACCTATTATTACTTTTGATGGATCATCTGCTGTTGTTACGGTTGATCCATCTTCATATTTGAAAAATTCATATGATGAGATAGACATTTGATTAGTTCTATCATATATAGAACCTACTGCTCTTCGGAGTTCTTGAATTATACCAACTTTATTATTTAGGAATGAAATTGGCCTCTGCGGATAAGACACGCCCCCACACTGAAGGTTTATATCACCAGATCCCTTCGAAGGATCAAAACTATCAAATATACCATTGACACCATATGCTGAATTTGTTCCACAAAACATAATATAAGCAGATTTAATTGATGCTAATCTTTGATTATAAACTAATGAAATATTTCCAGAAGATCCAGAAGCAAGATTAGTTGATGAATTGGCGAATGATTCACTTTTTATGTATAATTTAGGGCCCATATTCATAACCATATTCTCAATCTCTGGACCAAAATCAATAACTGAAAAACATAGTTCAAAATTAGTAAAATATCCTCCTGTCGGTTCTGATACTCCTGTCGTGGAAGTTAAAATATTAGCTAGAGAATCCATAGTTAATTGAATTCTAATGGATGGCATAGCAAAAACTGGTAATAATTTTTCACACGAAGTTAATAATGAACCAACCAAATTACCCGCTACTGGTAATTTGTTAGTTGTATTGATCTGCAAAGTTCTTCCATCAAATTTATTAGTTGCTGGATTGCTAGTAGTAGAATCATTATATCCAAATAACGCTTGATTTCCAAATTTCATACCAATATCATATTGTGTGTTCATAATTAGATGACCTGCAATAAGATTATATTGATTTATTGATTCTACTACTTGAGATCCTATAATTGTTTCAAGTCTTTGAATAGGAGTATAAAGTGGACATGCTCTAATATTTGTTGCAGTAGCTCCTACTGTATAGTTTTGAGTGTATTTTAGATAGATGCTGGTAGGATCTATAAATCCTCTCGAGGGCAAATCAAAATAAATTATTCCATTGGTAGTTGTAAAACTTGCATTAGTTGGATTTATAGTTTGTGTCCATGATTGTGCTTGTGGTAAAGCTGGTAATTGTTCTGCATAGTTTAAAGTTTTTGGTAAAGTTAAAGTAGCCATAATATATATATTATTGATTAGAAATTATTTTTTTTGTTTTTTTATTTATATCATTTTGGATTATAGCCACATGGTTCCCTTATACTCTAGAATCTGCGATTCTGACGCTATGCCATTAAAAATTCTAATTCTTCCAAATCTTTATTTTTTATAGGTTTTTTTTCTATTTTATCTTTTATAATTGATTTTCCGACAATATCATTAAATTGAGTTTCTGATTGTTGAAAATATTTTTTTGTTAAGTTTATTAACCATGTCATTGTCCAATCGCAATTATTAAAATCAATTAAATTATGATATTCATCAGTTATTTTTATGTCTATTTTATCTATGGTATCGGTATTAATTATATGCTTATGTGTTGTGTAATTGTGATAATTTATCATTCCCCATTGTGTAGCTTCAACTGGAATTGTCGCCATTAAAATATCTTGACCTCTTGTTATTGATGATGCATTTACCGATGGTAATTCTTGACTTAGAATCGATAAACGTTTTATTCCTAGAAGGTTTAATGGATATGGTGGATTTATTTGATAATTTCCGCTTATTATTGTGCTAGTTATTACTGAATTTTTTTCGAATCCTAAAATTGGGCCAATAGAATAAGGTATATTATTATAGATTGTAAATGTCTTATTGTGAGTAAAATTTAATTTTCCCGTTATCTTATTAAATGTTATGGTAAAATTTGCATGTTGAAGTTTAGATGATAATTCAGTAATTAGTGAGTTCGCGTTATAATTTCCTTCGGTTATCTCATAGACTATAGGTAGTGCGTTATCAATAGATAATTTGAAATATTTATTGGAATAATTTATTGTATAAAAACTAACTGGGATTTGGGCGTTTAATAAAGACATTTCAATACGCACAATTTCAGGATCTTTTTTTACTAATCCTATTAGTTCAAATAATACATCAGAATTATAGTCTGAATTTAATTTTACTGTTGCAGATTCTGATGATAAACTCAATAGTTTTGATTCAGTATAGAAGTTCATATAATATAGTTTAGATAAAATTATATTATATAAATATAAAACTTGGCTTTAATGGGTTAGATTCAGTTGGTAGTCTTTTAGGTTCTTGTTTTGGTGTTGGTAATTCTTGCTTTATTTTTTGAAGGGCTTTTTGTTCAGCTAATTTTTTGATTTCATCTATTGGTGTTTCATCATCAGATATAGCATCTAATTGAACGTATTTTTTTAATTGTCTTTTTTTTATACTGATGGCTTTATTTAATATCTTTAATTCTAATTGTTGTTTTGCCTCGGCTACTTTACGGTCTATTTCTTGTTGCATTCTTATATTATCTTCTATTTTTTGTCCCATCTTTTCTTTCTTCTTTATATTACATAATTGGCGACCATATGCTAAAGCCTCTTTCGCTTTCTCAGAAACTTCCCTTTTCTTTGGTTGTTTTGGTTTTGTTATTCTAATTGCTTCTGTATCGTTTAAATGTTCTAGTTGTTTCAGTAATTCATCACGCTTTTTGTCGATATTTTCTTCTTGGACCGGTTCACAGGGTACACTGGGATCACTCATATATATATAAAACTAGATATTTTTTTCTAAACTATTTTATATAATGGTTAAAGAATCAGACGATCAAAAAGTAAAAAGATTAAGGAAAGAATATCAAAGAGCTAAAGATAGACAAAAGACAATATATATGCGTATCTATAAGTTTTTTTCTAAGTTTAAGTAATGAAAAAGTCTAAATCGATTAAAAAAGATTTAAATGAAATATTACCCAGTTACTACGAACGAAACCGTGAAAAATGCCTAGAATATCAAAGAAAATATAATGAGAAGAACAGGCTGAAAATTCATAGATATCAATCAATTTATTATGCGTCAAATTCTGAATTAATTCAAGAATCAAGAACTAAAAAAGAATCCGTTAAAGGAAATACTTTACCACCTATTGTTGAAAATCCATATAACGAAAAAACAGAAAAAGAAAGAAAAAGTGGTTTAATTACTTTTGGAATTTAATTGATAAAAATTATTATTCAATAATTTTTGACAATACAATTTTAGCCATATTTTCCCCCGGAATTTACCCGGATTTACCCGGATCCCCATAGGATGGTAATTTAAGTCTTTTTTTG